ACAGACTGCTTTGATGTGCAACCGACGACGACCAGCGGCAACATCATCACGCAGAGCATCATTTTCAGCTTTCGCATCAGCTAACTCCTTCGTGTATTTTGCATCGAGCGCAGCAACATCACGCTGACGCATCTGCATGTCAGTAATTGCCGCGTTCGCCAGCTTCAGTTCTCTGGCATTTTTGTCGCGCTGTTCTTTGTAGGCGATGGCGTTATCACGGTAATGATTAACACCCCATGACAGGCAGACGACGATGCAGATAACCAGAGCGGAGATAATCGCGGTTACTCTGCTCATACCTCAATCTCTCTGACCGTTCCGCCAGCTTCTTTGAATTTTGCAATCAGACTGTCAGCCTTATGCTCGAACTGACCATAACCAGCGCCCGGCAGTGAAGCCCATATATTGCTGCAACGGTCGATAGCCTGACGGATATCACCGCGATCAATCATCGGCAAAGCGCCACGCTCTTTAATCTGCTGCAGCGCTACAGCATCCTGACTTTCTGGAGAAAAATCTTTCAGGCCAAGTTGCTTGCGGTAGGCATCCCACCAGCGTGAAAGAAGCTGGTAACGTCCAGCGGCTGTTGATTTGAGTTTCGGATTTAGCGTGACAAGTTTGCGGGGGTGATCGGAGTAATCAGTGAACAGTTCGCCACCGACAATAACATCATAACCGTGATTTCTGGTTTTCTGCCGTCCGTTATCTGTTCCTTCTGACCATGCCACCATATCAAGGAAAGCTTTACGCTGGGAATTAAGTGTCTGCATTAATTACTCCTTATGGGCACCGAACTTGTTACCGATGACCCTCATTGCCGCACCACGAATAGCATCAACACCAATCAGCCCCACCCCACCACCAATGGCAACAGAAAGTGATTTAGGCCATCCGACATACTCAAGCGCGGATGCAAAGGTCAGCGTCAGAGCACCACAAAGCAGAATCTCAAGCGTTTTTCGTTTCCAGCCGCCGCCACCGCCAAAATAGGCAATGCGCAAACCAGCCATAATAATTGACATAACCACTGCACCCAGCGGCGTATCTCCACGCCACCAACTTTGTAAGAGTTCCAGTAAGTCAGGCCAGGAATGAGGGGCATTGTGCATTTTCATAAGCCTCACCTCCGAGAGTTCGGATGGTGCTAAGTGTAAGATTCAGGCTCTCAGGCTTGCTAACAAGAAGTCGAGGATGTTTCCAGAGCCTAACAACGAAAAAGCCCCGGGACATGCCGGGGCCAGATGGAGTGCCAGATTAAGCTTCTGGCGGTATATACTCGTGTTTGATATCGTTAAATCGCCAAAAGTAACAATTCAAACAAAGAGGATTTTTATGTCTGAAAAAAACAAACCACAAGGTGAAAATAAACCTCAGCAACCCGTGGCACCAAAACCAACTCCAACACAAAGTACTACAGACTTTGCTACACGTCGTGTTTTTGTTGGAGATTCTGCCGACTCAGTCATTGAACATATAAAAAAACAGCCGAGATAAACATCGCCGCTACCGGAGCAAGGATGGTATACATCCTTGCTTTATCGAGACTCGTGCGGATTTTCTCATTTTCCAACAGTAACTCTCTTGCTGTATCACTCAAGTCAACAAGGCGATACCTTCGTATAAGCGGCAATAACTTATCAGGTCCTAAATATCCTGCATCAGCGAATATTTTAAAGCTCGAGGGCTCCATATCCTTATATTTTTCATGATATATATGATCAGGAGGGGCATTGATCAGGCCCCTAACCTTCACAGATAAACCAGTACATACCAAGTAAATGGCGCACCATGTCCATAGTAATGTAAATGTGGTAATTCCGGCGGTGAGAAAATCGAAATTAGTTTTCTGTGTCAGCAATAAAAAAGATGAACCAATTCCAACAATCTGAATGTTCAGAAGTTTGTATCCATTCTCAACATTGGTTTTGTTAGAAAGATGAATCTCTCGTATCGTCTCTTCCCCTTGTTTTTCAAGATAATCGACGAGCTCATCATCTACTCCTAAAAAATAATCTTTAGGTAGTTCTCTCATCTCACCTCCACATCCTGTACTGAAAACAATTTTACCAGAATGTCTCGATTCTAGGTATTCCGCCAGGAATCGCGCTCCAGAAATGAAACATCAGGTTCACCAGTACCAGAAACAACAAAACCCGCTCAATGGCGGGTTCTGGTAAAGTTCATGCGCTTGGTTCGCCTCGCGATACAGCTTTGCGAAGCATACCGGAATTGAAGCAGTTTATGCGTAAAAAATCAAGCTATTTTTTGAGCAAATGATTCTCGCATGGGAATATATAGGGCATACTCAGCAACAGCCAACCAATTAGCAATTCGCTTTTCGCATGTGCTAAAACACCACTCAGGATGTGCATCATTTAGCAATTCAGCCATTTTGCGCTTAGTCATCCCCCGTCCTTCATACCGTTGCCGGAGGACACTAATCAATCCAGGATGCTCTGCCAGCACCTCACTTATGACTCGATCAATACATAACGCCTCTGCATCAGTACAATGCGCCAGCCAGCTCTTTTGCTTGCCGTTGATCATCTCTCGCAAAAACGCTTCCAGCTCAGCTTTCTCTATTCCCGCTTTTTTCATTCTGCGCAGGGCTTCATTGATGGCTGTTTTCG